ATGGCAACTAATTACGCAAGTGCAAGTTATCAGGAAATTCTGGATGTTAATACCGTTAAGGGAAATGTGACCATTATTGGTATTCATACTCCTACCGGTAATACTCCTGTTCGTAGGCTGAGTGGTTTTTTCAGCCAGTTCCGGAAGTTTAGGTACAAAGGCTGCAGTGTTCAGGTTGTTCCTGCTGCTACTCTCCCTGCTGACCCTCTTCAGGTCGGTTTCGAAGCTGGCGAGAATACTATTGATATGAGGGATATGCTTAATCCCATTCTCTTTCATGGTACTCATGGTGAATCGCTTCAGATAGCTTGGAATAATATTTTCTACAATCATGATAGGTTCAATAGTGCGACTGCTGCTGGTAGTGGTTACATTACTGGTGCTGGTGTGGATGCTGATGATGTCGCCTTTGCTGATGCTACTAATAGTCCTGTTGAGACTCAATACTATCAAGCTATCACTGATAGGACCTGGAGGAAGTTCGGTATCCAGAGTACTTTTAAGCTTCCCTTCATGAGCCCTCGTGTTTGGAAGGCTTCGACTGTCTATCCAATCCTCGGTAATGCTTACAAGGATATCGGTTCGATGAATGTTGAGCCTTTTGCTGGTGCTGAGATGGCGATGCCTGTCGGTTCTTTCTTTGATTCGCCTCTTTCTCAGAAAGTTGGTACTAATGGTGAGGTTCTTGAACAGCATTGGCTCTCTAGCGGTACTACTCCCCTCGGATGGCTTCCTACCGTTACTTTCCCTGTTAATTCTGGGACTGTTTCTCCTAAACCTCCTACTGTACTGCCTAAGATATTCATGGGTATACTCGTGCTTCCTCCCAGTTATCTTCAGGAACTGTATTTCAGGGTGATTGTGACTCACTACTACGAGTTTAAGGGATTCACCGCTTCGCTTGCTCCTGCTTCGGAGATGCCTGACAAGATTGGTACTTATGAGAATGCGGTTAAACAGACTGCTGCTGGTTCTAAGGTCGCTGAATCTGTTGAATCTGAAGACTCGACTCTTGAATCGCCAACAGCGAACATCGTTCGTGTTTCGGACGGTGTGTTTTGATGGAGGTTGAGACCAGTGTTGGTGTCTCTCGTTATCATTTTCGCTATTACTGCTATTGGTCTTTCCCTGTCCATACGCTATAAGAAGCAGGACTGACCTAAACCACCCTCTGTCTCCGTAAGGTCAGGGGGGTCTTAGGGGGGGTGACCCCCCCTGATTTCTATGTTCCTCCCCTTACCCCCCTAAAGGGGGGTAAAAGTCGGCCCATAGTGTTACGATAAGGGCCGACTCCCGCCGCCCTCGGAAAACGCATATGCGCCAACGGTCTTGTGAAAGCTTGTCGAGCTTTGGTTGTGTGTTCGTTAGAACGAGTACTTTTACTCCGCGGATGTTGATGCACTGCGAATGATACCTCGTGTCGTACACTAGGCCGTCCTTGATGCTCTCTATCGCCACGTATAGTTGCTCGGACCACTTCCATGATCTTGGTATGTCGATGATAATGTATGGTCTCCATCCTCCCGATTGGTAGCATGACGCAACCCATTGCACCATCGCTTTGACCGAATCTACTGTCGGAGGTACGTAGTACGCTAAGCCGCGTTCCCATAATGCCCCCGTAAGCCACGATTTACCGACGTTGCCGCCTTCGTCGTACCAAACTAGTACCTCACGGTCGTTCGTCGCTTCTAGAGCCTCTAAGGCCCTAATCTGATTGGGTCTCATTTTTCCGAACCGCTGCTTCAAAATTTCCACTCTGTCTGTATATAACACGTATTGTCCCTCCTTGGTTTCGTAACGTGATTCATCCACTCCTCTCTCGGCTTTTTCGACGTGTGCTGTTGGTAGGTAGAGTTTGCACCATTCGAAGAATCCTGTGTTGCTGCTTTCGATTCTGATTTGCCAATGTTCGTATCCATTTTTCCCCTTCTCCTTTGCGATTATCCATTTTTTGCAGTCGTTCTTGTCTATCATAATACGTATCGCGCGTTTACTTACGTGTGCGCGAGGTGCTGTAATCATCCATGCCTGAACCATGCAGGTGAATATGCCGCTTGATTTTTATACATGGAGGGTCATACATTACGATGATAACAGAAGTTTGTTATCGGTGTTAGAAATGTACGGAAGAAGGTATTATGGAAGGCGCAGGAATTATGGACGCAGGTATGGCTACCGCCGCAGGAGATACTATTGAGTCGTGATTTAAACAATAACAGGTGATTGCTATGGCTGTTCCTGTACTCGGTATCCTTATGGGTGTTTCGAGCGGTGCTTCTTCGCTCGGTTCGCTCTACTCGGCTCGTGCTAATGCTGCTTCGTATCAGTATACCGCGGCTAAGTTTGCGGAGAACAACCGTTATTGGGCGGATTACAAGAAAAATACTGGTATTACCCCTAAGTATCCCTATCGTGCTGGTGCTGTTAACGATTTAGGTCAACTCTATGGTCATCAGGCTGGTGTTGTTAAGGGTGTTGCTGGTGTTGCTAAGGGTGCCGTTCAAGGTGCTAGGAAGGTTAATGATTTCTATCGGATGTGGTGATTGATATGAGGGAT